TGCTACGTCAGCGGCTACTAGTGCATCCAATGCCGCTAGTACATTAGCATCAGCGGCACTGAAGGCTAACAACCTGTCCGACTTAGCTAGCGCAAGTACAGCTAGAACTAACTTAGGCTTAGGCACAGCGGCAACTACATCGTCTACTGACTACCTAGCCTCTACAGGCGGTACAGTGACAGGGACTGTGGAGCTTGTTAGTACAGACACTAGCTCCTCTGCTGCTCCTATTCTATGCCTGTATCGCAACAGTGCATCTCCTGACGATGGTGACTACTTAGGTCAGATTAAGTTCCAAGGAGAAAGCGACACAGGTGTAACAAGGCTATTTGCTAAGATCACTGCCAAGACTTCTGACGTATCTAACGGGACAGAAGATGGCTTGATAGAGACAGCAGTAAAGCAAAATGGTTCTAATGTTATTGTTTCTCGTCAGACAGGTTCAGCTTTAAAACTTATTAATGGTTGTGCTATAGAAGTAGATGGAACAGTGACAGCGACAGGCGGTACATCTACTAACTGGAATACAGCCTACGGTTGGGGCAACCATGCTTCAGCAGGTTATTTAACATCTTCATCAACTTTAAATGCAAGCAATATGACTACTGGTACGCTTGATGGCGGCACATACTAAAGGTATATAAACATGGCAACAAAAATTGTAACAAAGAATAGTTCAACTGCTTCTGCCGTCCCTACAGCAAGTGATCTTGTACAGGGTGAACTGGCGGTCAATGTAGCTGACAAACGATTATTTACTGAGGACAACGGTGGTAGTATTGTTGAGCTTGGTACTAACCCTAGCACCATAGACATCAACGCAGGTTCTATCGACGGCACTACCATTGGCGCATCCTCTGCATCCACAGGCGCGTTTACTACGCTGACTGCTACAGGCCTAACAGTAGACACCGACACCCTCTACGTTGACTCAACAAACAATCGCGTGGGCATAGGGACTACCACAGTAAACGCAGACTTACATATAAACAAAAGTTCTGGAGCTAAACTTTGGATAACAGCAGAAGGAAGTAACCCTAGTGATGCAGGTTCTTTGCGCTTTTCAGAACTAAGCGACGGTAATAATTACTTTGAGTTTCAACACAATGGTAATGCTAACAAGTTAAATCTCACTACAAGTAATGGAGATTTAGTTACTTTTGACAGGATTAATAAAAGAGTGGGCATAGGGACTAGTTCGCCTACAGTTAACTTAGATATACAAGACTCTTCACAAGCAGTAGTTAAAGTAGGCGATGGTAGCACTGTAGATATGCGAATGGTTGCTGATGTTGCTTCAGGAGTAGGCAGTATTAGAACTTCTGGTTCTACATCTGTAATGGCTATGTATACTGGCGGCTCAGAACGCCTCCGCATAGACTCCTCTGGCGCAGTGGGCATAGGGACTAGCTCGCCTACGTCAATTTCTGGTTACACAGCTTTAGAAATAAACAACGCAACTAGTGGTGCATTACTTGATTTGTCTCAAGGCGACTCTATGCGCGGTCGGCTTATTGCAACAGCAACAACTATGTCTCTTGAAACTTCTGGGAGTATTCCTATTATTTTTCAACCTACTGGCGTAGAAGCCATGCGCATCGACTCCTCTGGCAACCTGTTGGTGGGTACTACTTCAACGCCTAACGGTGGTCATGTATTGAAGATAGCTAGCGGTACAGTTAGCACTGTTGAAACCGACGTTACTACAGTTATTAACATGATTGTCTTTCGCAATGGAAATGGCAATGTAGGCACTATCCAAACCAATGGTTCTACAACCACCTACAACACCTCATCAGACCAACGCCTCAAGGAAAACATTGCAGACGCTGATGATGCAGGTAGCAAGATAGACGCTATCCAAGTTAGACAGTACGACTGGAAGGTTGACGGCTCTCATCAAGACTACGGCATGATTGCACAGGAGCTACAGACTGTTGCACCAGAGGCTGTGTCGGGCGATGCTGACTCAGAAGAGATGATGGGTGTGGACTACTCAAAATTAGTACCAATGTTAATTAAAGAAATTCAATCATTACGCAACCGTGTTGCACAACTAGAGGAATAACTAATGGCAGTAACTTGGACAATCTCAACCTTAGAACGCAACACTGACGACGGTGTTGTTGTAGCACACTGGCGAGCTAGCGATAGCGAAACAGTAGGCGAAGTAGAACACACAGGTAGCTCATACGGCTCTTGCGGCTTTACCCCTGATGCAGATGCTGATGGCTATGTAGCCTATGACAGCCTAACAGAAGAAACTGTAATAGGATGGGTAAAGGCTGACGTAGACGCTGACGCTGTAGAGGCAAGCATTGCGGCACAGATAGCAGACAGCAAAGCACCTGCGATTACTACTGGAGTGCCTTGGTAATGATTGATCCAGTCACGGCCATCAGCATAGCCACTAACGCCTTTGGTACGATTAAGCGTATGGTAGCTGCGGGTCGTGATGTGGAGGATACATTATCTCAAATAGGGCGGTGGTACGGAGCAGTAAGTGATTTAAATGAATGTCAACGAAGGGCAGAAAACCCACCACTGTTTAAAAAGATTGTTGCGTCACAATCTGTTGAGCAAGAAGCAATGCAGGTATATGCTCACCAGAAAAAGATACAGCAACAAGAGAAAGAACTTAGGGAACTCCTGATGTATTCCTACGGGCCAAACGGCTACAAAGAGTTGGTAGAGTTACGTAGGAAGATTAAGGAGCAACGAGAGAAGACTATATACGCACAAGAGCGTAGACGTAAAGCGTTATACTGGAACACAATACAAGCCGCAGGTATCCTGGTATTAGCCTCTGGTGTTTACTTAACAATCTCTTGGATCATAGGACAAGGAAATGGATGAACAAACTAAAGACATGTTGGACGTTACTGCAATCTCTACGGCTATACTATCGTTAGCATCTTGGCTACCACCTGTAGCATCACTGCTGACAATCATCTGGCTAGGTATTCGCATCTATGAGTCTGACACTGTACAGAAACTTGTGCATGGTGAGACGAAGAAAAAACTTGACAAACAAGACTAAAGCGTGTATAATATATGAGTATTTTAAATAGTTTAATAGGGCCAGTGACAGGTCTTTTAGATAAATTCATAGAAGATAAAGATAAGAAAAACCAAATAGCCTATGAACTATCTACTATGGCTGAGAAACATGCTCAGGAATTACTTAAGGGTCAGCTAGAGGTCAACAAGACTGAAGCGGCACACAAGAGTTTATTTGTCGCGGGATGGCGTCCTGCCATTGGTTGGATATGTGGACTAGCCTTATTCTATTCTACCATCCTAGCTCCAATACTAGGCATCTGGTTTACTGTCCCACCTGTTGATAGCTCATTACTCACAAGTGTACTGATGGGCATGTTAGGCTTAGGTGCTATGCGTACAGTAGAGAAGACTAAGAACGTACAGAGAGAACGATAATGGCGTTACGGGGAAGAAGCAATATACTCAGAAAAGGAAGAGGCTTTACTGCTCCTGCTCCTACTGTACAGCCTGTAAAAGAAGAGGTTGTTTCTTTAGCGAGTCCGTTTGATTTTAATGCTACTCCTTTCGCGTCTACTGTTACTTCACCTATTATCAGTGAACCAGAGCCTGTCAAAGTTATAGGTTCGAGGACTGAGCCTGCACAAGAAAGTCTTATACCTAAAGATACGAGATATGACGAAGATTACAAAAAACTTGTAGGTTCTTCTTATGTAGACTCCCGTATTCCTCCTATGATATGGGACTCCGCTAAAAAAATGAATGTGCCTAATCCTGCGTATGTCGCTCCTGATTATTCAGGGCTTGAACTCTTTAACTCTTTAGGTACAGATTATGATTTCAGTAATTTCGCTGAAGTTTCTAAAAACTTGCAAAAACAAGAAACAGAAAAGTATGGTTTAATTGCTCCACCGGAGGGCTTTGACGCTTATGCTGATATAGCCTCGTCTGCACAAAAGATTTATTTAGACGAAGCCAACAAAATGATTAAGGACTTTGGCGTAGAAAAAGAAGACGCTGAAAAATGGTACTCTGACATTCTTGAGTTTACCGAAGATCGTCCTGTATATGGTTTAGAGGTTAGTCCTGAACTATCTGGTTTAGCTGCTAACAGGGATAAACTAAAAAACGAAGGCTATGTTAAAAAAACAAATGAGTGGATTAACGAATTAGAAGGCTTGAGAGAACAAGACACTGCTTCCTTTACGTCTTCCTTTAACGAGATGCCTACTAAAAATAAACTACAGTATTTATATAGCGCATACGAGAAAGGTGAATTAACTAAAGACGAGTATAAAGAAAACTTTAAAAACACTATCAATGCTAATTACGATCCACAGTTAAATCCTAACGCTAGTATAATAATAGATATTAAAGGTAATGATTATTTAGTGGGGGCTAGCAGTGTCTACGGGCAATTAACTGATCCATTCTTTTTAAGCCGTGGTGCTTCTTATGCAGATGATTCTTTGTATTTCCCTTCAGAAAACGTAACAGAAGGTGAGTGGTTACAGTCAATAGGAGAAGGCCAAAAAAGCGCAGAAGACAAAATATATAAAACGCTTGAAGGAGGAACAGCTTCTTTCTTTTTAAACAACCCTGTAACTCAAATAGCAGGACTTGTGATCCCTGGTTTTTCAGCGGCTACGACATTAGCTAAAGTAGCTACAGGTGAGAAAGTAACCCCTATGGAGATAGCCAATACGCTTTTAACTGGCTTAGATATGGCAGAAGTTACAAAGCCGCCAGTAAAAGGTGTAGAAGGCGATAAAGGAATTGGTCTGTTTGATACTACTTACAAGCAAACACAGACTGCATTAAACGTAGCAGCCGCAGGAGATGCCAAAGGAGCCGCTATTGCTTTGGTAGGCGATAAAATTATTAAAGGTGGTCTAGAAAAAGTAGGGCTAGACGAAGAAGCTATTAAAAATGCAGGTATCCAGTACGATGATTTTGAAGCGGGTGTAGGTAAAACTGTACAAAAGCTAGCGGAAGGTGAAGAGTTAGACGAGGCTCTTGCTCATGGCTTAGGTAAGTATGTTAGAGAAGGCGGCACACTAGGCTCTATTGACTTTCCTTCTATTAATCTACCTTCTATTGATTTAGGTGATTCTGAATTTCTTGGATCTATTGCAGATGCATTGTCAGCAGCAGAAACAGCAGTTAGACAGGGATTATCTAAGTTTGATAGAGAGGTGTTACAACCACGGACAAAACCTATAGGAGATGTTCTGTCAGCGGCAGAAACTGAAGTTAGACAGGGATTATCTAAGTTTGATAGAGAGGTGCTACAACCACGGACAAAACCTATAGGTGATATTGTTGAAGACGTAGCTCAAGAGTCTGGTGATATTATTGAAGATGTAGCTCAAGGTGCGGGTGATATGTTGTCTGATTTAGATACAGCCATTAGACAGGCTTTACCAGACATTGACTTACCTAGTGTTGACCTACCTAGCATTGACTTACCTTTTGACTTACTACCTTCTCTTATGTCAGACACAGGTCAAGACTTTATACCGTCACCTACACGTACAACAGACAGCTTGTTTAATGACGAGCTATTTCAGTTTGAAACAGAGATAGGTATCAGCGATTATCCACTAGTAGACGAAGAACTAGAGTTGTTTTACCCAGAGTCTGCGTTACAGTTAGACTACGGGCGAGATGCTGACAACTTCTTTGAAAACACTATTTACGAAGCTAAACCACGGAGTTACGATTTCTAATGACTTACTTACAACTGGTAAACAGCGTACTACGCAGACTGAGGGAGGATGAAGTAACTACTGTTGCTCAGACATCCTACTCTAAACTTATTGGTGAGTTTGTCAATGACGCTAAACGCACCGTAGAAGACTCTTATGATTGGACTGCACTACGCACTACTCTCACTGTGTCAACTACAGCAGATACATTTAACTATGTACTCACTGGCTCACAGAACAGAATGAAGTTGTTAGATGTTGTTAATGACACATCAGATTGGTTCATGCAGTACCGTGGCTCACGTTGGATGGACAATGCTTTCTTGATTGAGACTCCACCTATAGGCGCACCACAGTTCTACAGCTTTAACGGTGTTGACGCTAACGGTG